CAGATTACACACTTGTTTCACAGCACATTCGCAGTGTATTAGAGACACGGTATTTTGAACGTGTGATGCGAGCTGATTACGGTATCGGTGATTACGTCCTGGAAATAATTGACCCTGGTCAGATAAATTCAGCGATTCAATACAGTATTCTACAAAATGTTGACGGTCTCTCAGACTTAAGTGTGCTTGGTGATTGGATAACAAACGGTGAAGATGGTTTATATCGAGTTTTTATTCAGTACGCAGTAAACGGAGTTCCTCAACCTCCTATAAATTACACCTTGGCCAACTAAGGGGTAAAAGTAATAACTTAGGGCCGACCGTGAGAGACTTGGATGGCAAAAAGATTTACAACAGCACCAGTACCTAGCGGTGAAGTCGCACGTTATACGTCCGACCCATATAATTTATCGTCAATATACATGTTCGGGTCTAGTAGCCCGTTCACTGGTCAAGGAAATACGATTGTACGCCCTCAAGATGACTTGCTCATCGCCAAGGGAGGGAATCGTGCTCTTATTGTTTACCAGCGTTTGCTTTACGATGAGGCAGTGCAATCCAGCTTCAAAAAGCTGATGCAAGAGGTAACATCACGTCCGTGGTTTTGTCAACAATATTCAGACAAACCCGGAGACCTTGCTGTTCGCGACTTTATTGCAGAGGTTCTAGAGGAATTACCGCTCGATGACATCTACACTGGCATGGGTGAGGCCATGATTACCGGTTTCTCCGTAGGAGAAATAATGTGGAAGAAAACGAAGCGAGGTGTAATACCTTTTGACGTACGTATGCGTGATCAACGCAGATTTGTATTCCAAGAAGAAGAGAATGCACAGACTGGTTTTACGATGCGCTGTCTAACCTTCAACAGAATGTTTGAGGGTGTGGAGTTACCACAGCGGAAATTTATAGTAAGTCGTTATTATGTTTCTCACAACGGAGACCCCTACGGCTCTGCCCTTGGACGCATTCTCTACCCCCTTGTAAAATTTAGACGACGTGCCATTGAATCCTACGTTCTCTATGGAGACCGCTACGCAACACCCACAGCGGTGGCCAAGGCACCCTTGTCTGCGAGCACAAGAGAGTTAGATACGCTCTACGGACATCTTTCCAACCTCTCTCAAGAAACAGCAATGATTCTGCCTGAAGGTTACGAACTTGAGTTTGTAGTTCCATCTGGCTCTCCGGAAGTATTTAAGAACCTTATTGAGTACATTGATAAAGAAATATCTCTGGTCCTTTGCGGAGAAAATGAAGCGGGTCAGGCTGAAGCTGGGTCTCGCGCTTCTTCTCAAGTTGCCAACACAGTACGTGTAGTACGAGCAAGCGAAATCTCTGAAGCAATCTCTCACACCCTCACCCAAACTCTTGTTCGGTGGATTGTTGATCTTAACTTTGGTACAGACGTTGCCGCACCCACCCTGACGCGAGAGTTCCGTATTGAGGAGTCTCCTCTAACAATGCCAGACGTATCTCTAATGATTCAATCGGGATACACACCCCGAAAAGAATGGATTGAGAGGCACTTCCGCGTTGAGCTTGAAGAGAAGGAAGTTTCCGAAGAAGAATCAACTGAAACCACCTACGATCCTCAAGAAGATCAAGATCTCTTTGAGTCCGTCATGGATGAGGAAGGAGGAGCCACTGCTGGGCAACCTGCCGGAGATACCCAAGCTGCTGCTGCCGATCTGCAAGCTGCAGCCGATGAGACAGCATTGCCAGAGGGTGCTGCTCCCGAAGAATCTCAAGCTGATGCTATCGGGCAACCTGCCGTTGCTGAGCAGGCTGCGCAACCTCCGCAACCTCCGGTTGCTGACCCCGCTGAGGGCTCAGACATATCCGACATTGATATTGAAGCTCTAATCGCTATGATGGATGAGCCTGATGAAGAAAGGGAAAAATCAACCAAACCGTTCGGCAATCAAATTATAACCGAGGATGAGGCGGTATCGATGGATGGAAAGTAGGGTAAAAAGATACAGGGGGAAAAATTAAATGTTCACTAAACGCATACATGTCTTCAAGGCGGGCACTCAGACATCCGCTCAGGGTGTTCAGAGAACCTTCTCGGATAAAGATCTTGACGAAGTCGTGTCCACATATGATCCGTCTGTTCACACGGCGCCCCTCGTGCTTGGACATGCCGGAGACAATGACAGCTTGCCAGCCTATGGCTGGATTAAAGGGTTTGCAAAGAAAGGTGACGATCTTTATGCTGACGTGGAGTTCTCTCCTGTTGCAAAAAACCTGATTAAGGACGGCCATTACCGAAAGGTTTCGATCTCCTTCTACTCACCTGACAGTGCTATTAACCCTTCCAAAGGAAAATGGAGTGCTCGTCACCTTGCTCTGCTGGGGGCTTCACCTCCAGCTGTAAAAGGTTTAGAGCCCTTCTCGTTTTCTGAACAGGAAGGAATCTACGACTTTGCCGTAAACTTAGCTGCCTCGGAAATTTTTGATGATGAACTTGGACCAACAATTATTGTTGAGAGAAGTCCACTTGAAATGCTCCGTGAAAAACTAGACGCTGTCCGTCAAGATGTGTCGAGTGCGGTAAAAGAGTTACAAACAAGCCAACAAACACAAACCACGGAGCCTGTTCAGGAAGCTGCTGCCTCATCCGCAGCAACTAATACTGAAACAGCTCAAATGGCAAACCCAGATGCCACACAATTTAAAGAAACAAGTAAAAATTTAGGTCGCGAAGGAACTGAAATCGCTCAGCAGACGGCTGACCTCTCTAATCATTTTCCGGAAGAGGAATTTATGGACCAAGGACAAATCAGCCGGAAGCACGTCAAAGGTGCCAACGGCCAAGTTATGCAAGTTGTAGAAAATGTCTACGACGAGGCTCGCAAAGAGCCTATGGCTAAGGCAACAAAGAAAACTGTGAAATCAAAGGGCGAGGAATTGTCCGATGACCACGAAGAGGACATGACCGACACCGGCGTTATGAAGCGCAAAGGTGGCGATGGTGGCCCTGGCGTTAACCACGCAGAAGAAGATGAGTCCGGTCGTTATGAGACCGCTCGTTCTACTTCTGACGGTTATGTTGACCGTATGAAAACCGGTAAGCAGGGTGCAGCCGGCAATGAAGGTCGTATGAAAACAGCCAAGTCTGGTGCTCAAGACGCAGACCGCATGAAAACCGCTGAGTCTGCCGAACAGGAAGACGACAGGTTTAACACTGCCAAAGCCAGTAAGGACAATGCCGAAGGTGAAAGCCGTTGGGCAGGTCAAGAAGATGGCTATGATCAAGCTATGAACAGCGACCAGTATGACGCTGGCGCCAAAGATTATGGAGTAAACGCTCCAAAAACTTCCTCTGGTAACGACCCCTACGGTCGTGACGAAACCGCTACAAAGATTCCAACCGAGTGTGAGGAAATGCCTTGCGACGAGGTCTTCGCTGTAAGCACAGTGAACGTGATGTCTGATGGAACTATGCGTGTTCTTCGCACAAAGAGTTCCGACGCTAAGGCCAAGTCGGTTAAAACCCACGATTACCTCTACGGTGAACCAGAAGCTGCAGAAATGACCGGTGAAGACGGTGTAACAACCGCTCGCAAGTCAATGAAAGGCAAGAAAATGGTTGAACACGCAGAGTATGATCAGGGCGATATGTCCGGTGAGGAAAGTCTTGACTCCCTGCGTGAGAACATCGGTGACGGTAAAAAGTCCAAAAATCGTCAGCTCATACCTGGCGCTATGGACGACACTGACACCCCTGGTGAAACAGTTGGCCCGGATGGTGCCTATGCCGAGTCTTATCGCGGTGAGAAGAAGTCCACCAGCAAACAGCTCACACCTGGCGCGATGGACAAAGTTGACGAAGCTGACGAAACTGTAGGCCCCGACGGTGCTTATGGTGAGTCCCTTGATAGCTTACGCGCTAACATCGGCGACGGCAAGAAGTCAAAAGCTCGTCAATTGACACCTGGCGCAATGGACGACACCGACACCCCTGACGAAACTACTGATAAAATCTCTGGCAAAA